CGGCCCCAGAGCTCTTGGCCACCGCAGTTTATTGGCCGACCCACGTGGACCCGATATCAAAGACACAGTCAACGCAATCAAACGTAGACAAAAGTTCAGACCATTCGCACCGGCAATCTTAGAAGAATACGTGCATGAATATTTTGAAATGCCACGTGGTATAACTGCCAGTCCTTTTATGCAATTTACTGCTAAGTGTAAAAAGCCCGACGAATTCCCTGCTATCATTCACGCAGATGGAACAAGTCGTGTGCAGACAGTGAGCAAAAATGACAGTCCTGGTTTCCGTAAGTTACTGGAAGATTGGCACAGCGAAACTGGTTGCCCAATATTGTTGAACACTAGTTTGAATATCAAAGGACAACCCATGGTCAATAATTTGGCTGATGCGGTCGCATTTACTGAAAAATACAACGTTCCAGTGTTGAGTTAAAATATTAAATACTAGCATAATGCTAGATGTATTTTTCCTAAGTTACAACGAACCCTACGCCGACGAGCACTACGAGCTTTTACTTCAAAAGGCTCCACATGCTCGTCGTGTTCATGGTGTCAAGGGATTTGTGGAAGCACACCGAGAATGTGCTAGGCAGAGTATGACATATAATTTTTATGTTGTTGATGCAGACGCTTTATTGGTCAAGGATTTCGATTTTAGTTATACCCCCAGCAAATATAATTATTGGTGGCAGGGTGTTCCAGAAAGCGAATGTCTAAGCGTATGGAGCAGTATCAATCCAATTAATAACTTGACATATGGCTACGGAGGTGTTAAACTAATACCTAAGATACCGCTACTTAGAAAAAACAAGGACACTATTGACTTCAGTACAGGCTTTGGATTACCGTTCAAGGTATTTGACAGGGTTAGTAATATAACTGCTTTCAACTACGATGAATTTAATACTTGGCGAAGTGCTTTTAGAGAGTGTACTAAATTGGCATCTAACCTCACAAACAGAGACATGGAATCGTCAGATGACATGGACTATGATGAGATCAGTCGCCAACGTGCTATAACAAGACGCCGCCTTAATACATGGTGTACTGTGGGTGAGGATAAATTGTTTGGCAAATATGCCATAGACGGTGCAAGGCGTGGTAAGATATTCGGTGAGGAAAATATTAAAAATCCTGAAACACTGAAACAAATTAATGATTATGAATGGATAAAAAATGAGTTTACTAGATTCTTTTGAAATTAAACACAAGCAAGATGAGACACTGAGTCTCGGTGACATCCCAGTAGTATTTTTAAGCTACGATGAACCAAATGCAGATACTAATTTTGAACACCTTAAAAAGTATCACCCCAACAAGCATATCATTCATAGGGTACATGGTGTTAAAGGATTTGATGCCGCGCATAAAGAAGCGGCAAGAGTAGCGAATTCGGATAGATTCTTCACTGTTGATGCAGACTGTTTAGTTGATAAAACTATATGGCACAAACAACTGGAAATTACCAGCGATATCAGCGTCGCAACATTTAGCTGGAGTAGTCGAAACATTGTCAACGGATTGGTCTACGGCAATGGCGGCATTAAACTATGGTACAGTGATTATGTTAAGAACATGAAAAGTCATGAGGCAGCAGATCCAGAAGATAATAAAAATAACATAGACTTCTGCTGGGACTTTGACAATTACAAACAAATGAACAATACCTATGGTACTGTTATGAATAATGCCACTCCCTATCAAGCATTTAGAGCAGGCTTTAGGGAAGGCATTAAAATGGGTCTTGATCAAGGTCATAAAGTAGAACCAGAAGAATTTAACTGTAAGATGTATCCTGCAAATTATAGTCGCTGGTTGACCTGGATGACGGTGGGCCGTGATGTAGAAAACGGGGTATGGTGTATCTATGGTGCTAGGCTAGCAGTATCAATGATGTACATAGAAAACTTCGATCATACTCTAGTTGCAGACTATGATTGGTTTTTAAAGCTCTGGGACGAAGTAAACACGGACACGGATTCTGGCAAGTATGTTGAAGATAAAGCACATAAGCTGTTAATAGATATACGTGACAAATTGAAACTGCCTTTAGTTGAACTAGATGCCAGTCAAAGTGAATGGTTCAAGCATGTTAACATTTGTCCAGGCAAAGGTACAAACTGGCCTACGTTATTAAACTACAGTGCATTGCCCTTATTTGGATTTAAGCTACCAGAATGGTAATCCCTATTTACTTTCTCTATTCCCAGGAAGCAAACATGAACGAGAACTGGGAAAGACTACTGGAAAAAGCCCCCAATGCAGAGGCAGTGGCCAGCACGGGTACTATATTTGAAAGTCATAAGCATATTGCAGATAGATGCACTGCCGATAGATTCTATGTAGTGGATGCAGATTGTTGGATTGTGGATAAGTTTAATTTTGATACTAAAATAGAACTAACACCTAAAAGCGTGGCAGTATTTCGGGCAAAGAATCCCATCAATGGACTCGTGTACGGTCATGGCGGTATTAAACTATTCAGTAAAGATTGTTTCAGTGTAGAACGACTGGATCGTCCGGACATGACAACCACACTGGCTGACAGCTATATCAAAGTAAATGTCCTGGCCAGCGAGCATAGATTCAATTACACAGCATTTAGTACATGGCGTACAGCATTTAGAGAAGCAATCAAATTAAGTGCTGGTATTAACAAAAACAACAATGCACTAGAAGACACTCAACGTCTTGATATGTGGCTTAATGCAGGGCTGGAAGCAAAATATGGATATTTCTCTGTAGAAGGTGCTAGGCAAGGCATTGCATATACACGCAGTGATGATTACGATCATGCTGTGGTTAATAACTTTGATTGGTTGCGTAATAAATTTATAGAATGGACAGGTTTAAATGAGTAATGAAGATCAAACGAGTTGGTTGTTTGGACTTGAGAAATTCTTTGAGTTTACGGGACAAAGAGATAAACGTGAACTTGTAAAAAATATGATTAGAATGATTCATTCTAATGATAAGGATAAGCTATGGGCATTGAAAAATTGCATAGCCAATGACTATGAAAAATTCAAAGTAGAAAATAGAGATCTGCGCCTGGGTCTATATGTTGAACTATTACAGCAACAGCGTATAGGTCATACTGCTCTTTTTTGGTTAATGAATGATATATGGGCAGATGATTTTAGCAGTAAACTGCATTTATTTTTTAATAATTCTTCTGTTAGTACAGCCAATGATCTTTTTAGTAAGAGTCAAGTATTAAGTAAAATATGGATGGCGGAGACATTACAAAAGTTTGTACCTAATCTAGGAAACGTGGCGTTGTTTGGTGGCTGGTATGCACAGCACATGTATTACTTGGATAACTTGACATTTAAACAGGTATTAAACATAGACCTAGACACAGATGTACTTGTACAATCTAATAATATATTAGGATCTCCCGATAACTATAAAACGCTGTCTGCAGATGTTAACTCTGTGATACACAATGGTAAAATTGTTCTGGAAGACGTTGAGTTCGATCCAGATTTAGTTATAAACACCAGCGCAGAACACATGTCTACTGAATGGTTTGATAAGTTGGCTCTGGGACAAATGATATTATTACAAACCAATGACATGCTGGGCATGGAAGGCCATATAAATTGTTGCACAACACTGGAAGAGGTAAAATCAAAATATACTATGCGTCAAGTATTGTTTGCAGGAGAACTTACTCTTAGTAAAGGTAAGCGATTTATGTTGTTTGGAATAAAATAAATGTATAAAGCCAGTGAAATAACCACAGTACACCTAGAAGTTACGGAACGATGTAACGCTAGTTGCCCACAATGTGCTAGAAATTTAAATGGTGGTGAAGTAAATCCGCAACTACACGATGCTGAATTGAGTTTAGATGATGTTAAACAAATACTAAAGCCAGAGTTCATTAAACAGTTAAATCGCTTGTATATGTGTGGCAATTACGGAGACCCAATAAGCGCACGTGATACACTGGAAATATTTGAGTACGTTCGCAGTCACAATGCTAAAATGCAACTTAGCTTTCACACAAATGCCAGTGCTAAAACTCCTGAATGGTGGAGTCGATTACCTGCAGCCATGGGTAAGAGTCATTACGTAGTGTTCAGCTTGGATGGTTTGGAAGATACTAATCACTTGTATCGTCAAGGCACGGTATGGAAAAAGATAATGGAAAACGCTAGAGCTTTTATTGCCGCCGGAGGCAGAGCTCGTTGGGATTTTATCGTATTTGGACACAATGAACATCAGGTAGAGGAAGCTAGGGCACTA